AAGCAAAGGAGATACGAAAAATGAAAAAATACAACTTATCAAAAATTATGAAAAGAGCATGGGAACTGGTAAAGAAAACATCCTTCGGAATCTCCGAAGCTTTAAAGAAAGCATGGAAAGAAGCGAAAATGGGAGGAACAAAAATGACAGGAACAGAGAAACAGATCAGTTTTGCAAACGATCTGATCAAAAAAATGAACGAGCAGTTTGATGCTCTGATCGCAGAGTGCAAGGCAAAATATCCGGAAAGCGTGAGCATGTGGGAATCTCGCAAGGAAGAATACAACAGAATCCTTTCCGAATCTGATGCCGGACTCGTAATTGATCTGCTGAAGTGGAACAATGAAACAGCTTACATGAAATACTACCAGAGACTTATGTTTGATCTTAAACACGAACGCAATACAATGTGCAGAAGAATTTTAAGTGAAGTTTACGGAAAATAATTACAAGAAAGACATTGTAGCAAGACGCAAGTGATGTATATGCTGACCTATCGGCTACGGGGAGAAAGAGGTAGAAAAATGAAAATCAATGGAATCGGAACAATTAAAAAAGAAGAAGCAATGAAGATTTTAACGAGAGAAGGAAGGGAGGCAGTTAAATCTGGGGAAATTACAACTGAAGAGCTTGGACGCATGTATAAGCTGGAAATGGTTAAGAAATTATCTAAAATCGGAAAATACGGTTGTACGTTTGCCGAAAATTATAATAGAGTGCCGCAAGAAATCGCCGATAAGTTATCACCGGAAGAGATTGCCGAATTAGTAGATAGTTTTTATGATTGCTATAGTGATGGGAGAAAGAGGGGTGAATAGAATGAGGGAACATTTAAGCAGCGTGCAAAGATTAAGAAAGGCTACAGGGCTAACGCAACAAGAACTTGCCAATAAGACTGGTATTAACATTCGGCAGATACAGAAATACGAGTACGGAGAGTACGATACCGGAAAAATGATGCTCAGGAACGCAATTGCTCTGGCAGATGCGCTGGAATGCGATGTACGGGAATTGATCAGATAAAAAGAAAAGGATAAGCATTAAGCCTATCCCTATCTTTTAGCTATTTAAAGCTACTTCTAATATTTCAATCCGCGAAACTGTGATTTGCTCAGTCTCCGCAATACAGAGCATCATCTGTATTGGACAGTTTTATAATACCACATTTGTACGGGTGTGTAAATACATTAGTAGTAATTGCGTGGAAATTTCACCCCTCAGAGATTTAATCTCCGAGGGGATTTTTATTAAATAGATGTGGTCTCTTTACTGTAAATTACCGACATGAGCCTTGCATACCATGGCGCTTTAGGACTCCACTTGTAACACGGCATGTCCTTACCATTGTTGTCCTTGTAAATCTGCTGGATGATTTTTAATTCGTCTGGATGACCCAATGTTATTACTTTTTGACCGTCAAAATAATACACTGCACCTTTTCCCTCTACTGTAAATAAACATTTCATCTCTTCTTCTCCTTCCTGTTCGATTCCTGTATTCTGGTTATTTTTTTGTTCGCTGCATGCAGACGCTCTACTGTCAATCGCCTTTGCAATCAGCTCCGCAATTCCTTTTGTACCTAAATTTCGATATCTGGCCACATCACCTGTGCCAGTGCAGAATAATGTCTCCACGATCATGCCAGGCATATTAGATACATTCAGATCATGGTATCCCGAACTGTACTTTACACCACGGTTAGCAAATCCTTTATTTGCGAAATTCTGGCAGATATTGCTTGCGATCGTGTTCATTGTCTGGTTAGATGCATCGTATAACCACACCTCTGTGCCGCCCGCTGACGCCGCTCCTGCCGCATTCATGTGCAAGGTGACATAGATATCGCACCCCGCACTATTCGCCTTATTTGTGCCGTCAGACAGCTCACCAGACACATTGGATGCGTTGGAATTACAATCAACCACAGTATGACCGACAGCCTGCAACATTGGTGCAAGCTCATTGTAGATTTTCCGCACTTCTGCCTGCTCATCGATCAGACCGATTGCACCTTTACAATTCGGGGAGTGTCCTCCCCTTAAGCCAATTTTCATTCTTTCTCTTCCTCCTGCTCTTCTGTTTCAAATGCTTTTTCCAGTTCCTCTACGGATGCTCTGCCAAATTCGTTCTGTTCGCTCATGTTCTCACCTCCTTGTGCGACGTCGCACAATAAAAGAGAGCCTGTTTCCAAGCTCTCTGAAATTACCTACTTATATGTAAGTGCCCTCTCTGAATCTCTTGTTCCAGGTGTTGTTGGGTCTACCACTACACCAAGGATCGCCAGAATCGCAAAGAGTGCATTGATTACAGTCAATAACTTATCTCCAAGGTCTCCAAGGTCGATGGTAAGACCAAACACTGCCGCAATTGCCTGTATCAACAGTAAGATTGCCGGGATCAGCGCTACCCAGAAAGCCTTGTTTTTAATTCTTACAATCCAGTTAATCTTCTTCATTTTTCATTCTCCTTTTTACAAATACATTGCTACTACAGCCCCGATCACGGCTCCGATCAGTGCTGTCACGACCCCATCCCACCGTTTGGCTGGTGTCTGCTCCAGATGCGTCACTTTTGCGGTTAACTGCACCAGCGTCTGGTTCATAAAGCCAACCTCTTTGGTCAACCCCACCATTTCCTGTGCTAATTGATGTACCACGCTCACAACGTCCTCTGCTTCTTTCATTCGATGCTTTAATGAGCCGATTTCTTTTCCGTGCTCTGCAAGTTTCACTTCTACTTCATTTTCTGTCATGTTTTCCCTCCGGTTTTTTAAGTATAAAAATAAGACCATCACGGTCTTGCTCTAATCTCCATATTCGCTCCTTTAATCAATCATCTGTAATCCACGTGAACGTTGCGTGACGTTCTGTCCATGCGGCATTCTCCACATAAATCTTGATCCCCCCATCTTTTCCTATGCCGTATCTTCCCGTTCCAAATATGTTAGGTCCTGAAACTTCACTATAGGGAGCAAAGAAATCCATAACCGGTCGATATCCTACTGGAATTTTCACTTCGTTGAATACCCCGTATTCGCCACTTCCCGGAAATTGTGCAATCATTGTGATCTTGCATGTTACCATACATCCTCTTCTTTTTAGTTCCACACGGATGTTATTAGCGGAGTTTGTGCTTGTATATGGACCTTTCACGGTGCCGGAGTCGTAATTGCGATACGCATATATGCTTATACGTGGGGATACAGAATTTCTTGCATATATCATTTCATCCTCAAACTGGATTGTCGTTGCTTTTCTCGTATTTTCATTTGTAAACATGATGTTTTGCAAGTTCACGCTCATAGTAGCTCGATCTGTTGTCGGAGCCTTACCAGAGAAAGCCAAATACGCATTACTCAATGACGCAACATTTTCCACTGCTCCTTGCACGATTTTCTTGCTAATAATCTTTCCGGATGTAACATCGATAAGCATTGTTCCATTCTTATCCTTAATAAGTCCGGCAGTTACAGTTCCAAGATCTGCCGCTATCGCACTTAAAGTCTGTGCGTTTAAGTTATCAACAGAAATATAATGGATCACCCACCTACTTCCATCCCACCGCTTGATCGGCTGACCGGATGCTGTCTGCCATAACTGGCCAACTTTAGGATTTGACGGAGCCGTAGAAGATACAATTATGCCACTTGGTCCTGTTGCTCCTGTAGCACCGGTCGCTCCCTTATCACCATATGCTCCGATGATACATGGTGCTGATTGATACGTGCTACCATTTGTATAGGTAACAACTTCATAATTCCACAGATATTTTTTTGACGCCGTTATTGCTTGTACAGTTGTAGTCCATCCTGATGTGGACGCCGACACACCGCTTCCGCTTGCCGTTGCAAGATAATAATTCGTGATAGACTTTATTCCGTTTCCAGTTGCCCCTTGCGGTCCCGTTGCACCAGTTGCCCCCTGCGGTCCTTTCGGGCCAGTCGCTCCTTGTGGCCCCTTGGGACCTGTTGCACCTGCATTTCCTTGAGGTCCTTGTGGACCGGTAGCTCCTGTTGCTCCTTTGTCTCCGTATATCCCGATTATTTTTGGTGTAGTGGTCGCTGTCGTATTATCTGTAAACGTAAATTTTTCATAGTTCCACAAGTATTTATTTGTTGCTGTCATCGTAGGAATTGATGTACTCCAACCGCTTAACTCCGTTGTAATTCCTGTTTTTGTGGAAGAAATCAAATAATATTCCGTAATAGTTTTTATCCCTCTTCCAGATGACCCCGCAGGCCCTTGTGGTCCTGTCGCACCTTGTTCTCCTTTAATCTTCGCCCACTTATAAGATCCAACACTTGCAGGATCGGACTGATTGTAATCCACACAAGTACCGATATACGTTCCCACATCTTCTCCGCTGTTTCCGGTAAACGTTTTTCCTCCATCATTAGAATATTTAATGTGAAGATAGCTTGTCTTGCCGTTTGCGCCATTTGTCCCCGGAATCCCCTGCGTTCCCTGTGGTCCTTGCACTCCCTGGAAGCGTGACCAGGCATATTTCTTTGGATCTTCGCTATCTGCTTGCGTAAAATCTACGTAAGTACCAATGTATGTAGACGGCGTTTCCGTCATCTGGCTACTTGAGGTAGGATTCGCAACTGAGGAATACTTAATATGAAAATAGGTGGACTGTCCGGCTGGTCCCTGCGGTCCAGTAGCACCCGTATTTCCTTGAGGTCCCTGTATTCCCTGATCCCCTTTTGGACCCTGTATACCATCCAATCCCGGAGCGCCTTGTGGACCACGTTCCCCCTGTTCGCCTTTGATCTTTGTCCATGTATATTTCGTAGCATCTGTACTATCTGCCTGTGTATAATCTGTATACTGCCCGATATAGAGCTTATTTGTACCATCCGTGGTGGAAAATCCCGTCTTGCCATCTGCACTGTTTGCATAGGCGATATGTAGATACGGGGTCTTTCCATCGGCTCCCGGCTTTCCTGGTGTTCCGATCGCCCCGTCTGCGCCTTTGATCTTACTCCATGCATATTTTGTCGGGTCTGCGCTGTCATTTTGCGTAAAATCAACATACATTCCGATATATTCCCGATTACTGTCGGATACAGAAAAATCTTTAGACCCATCTGCGCTGTTTGCATAAGCAATGTGGGTGTACTGTGTTTTTCCGTCCTTCCCATCTTTTCCCGGGATTCCCTGATCCCCTTTTGGACCCTGTATACCATCCAATCCCGGAGCGCCTTGTGGACCCGGAGGTCCCTGTTCGCCTTGCTCTCCTTTCTCACCTTGCGGACCCTGTTCTCCGTCTTTTCCATCCTCTCCATCCATTACATCTGTAATCGTAACCTCGTAATATCCACGTTTTATCCCATTTTCCATAGCCTCAAACGAGTACACCGCCTTTGTATCCACGTCCGTAGCATTTACCGTAACGCTCTTACCAACATAAAACTCATGTCCATCCTTGCTCCATCGGAATTGTAGCTTGCCTGCCACATCCACGCCGTTATCGTAAGCGTAAGCTGTCAGAGTAGTGCTACCGATGCCATTTTTAAAGATAATGCCGTTGTTTGTTGAGATAGAGCAAGTATAAACCTTATTTTTATTAATAAGGTCTTGCATCCTCTGTAATAAGCTGTCTGATATTTCCGATGTCAGCTCTTTGTAGTTTGTAAATACCGTCTTTGCTGTCTTTGGATTTGTAAGACTGCGCACCTGTTCGGACACTCTCGCCTGTAGATAAAGCACTGGTGTCCACTCCTGATCCTGCATCCTCACGGTGTCCCCGATGTTGGTGTCAAAATATCCATCAACCTCGTAGGTCACTACTGGTTCGGATGCTGTTTTAAGATCAGACAGAGCCATGCTATAGAGCTTGTCCTTGCTGTCTGTATCGTACTCTTTTCGCATCAGGATATAAGCATCAGCCTTATTTACGATATTGGATGGGAACCGGTCCCTTGCCTGTGGTGCCCGGATGATTGCGCCGTCTGTAAAGTACTCGATATTGCCGTTTTCATCGTATTCTTTCTTGTCAAGACCATTGATTGTCAGACCGTCCTTTCCGGTCGGCTGGATGCAGGTGTAAAGCTTCTCGGCATCTGTGGTTTTTCGAATTCCGGTAATTCCTTTCCCGTACCGCAGTACAATGTCATTCCGGTATTCTCCGACTCCGCTGTCTGTATCGGAGTGTTTCCGATATACATTTAGGACAATCTCTTTTAAAGAGTAGTCTCTGTTCAGTACTGTCTCAAATTCGATCTCCGCAGAAAAGACATTAGCCAGGGAGAATAATCTCTTTAATACGGACGTTGTACCTGTCCATTCGTTGGTGATCCGTTTGTCCGACACCTCATTGAGTCCCAATTTAAGCGTTCTCTCAGCATCAAAGACGGCGAGGTACTCTTCAAAACTCATGGCTTTTCCAGCTTTGTATTCTCCAGCATCCTCGTTAATAAGCTCAAACGACAGTGACCATGCCGTAGCAGTAATCGTCTGTTCCGTTTTATCGGTATTTACAATGTTTAAGTAGTATGATTTCCCCTTGTAAGTAAATGCCACCTTATTCCCAGCTTTGATATGCTGTGCGTCTGGATGCTTTGCATTTACCGTAAAAGTGTAAGTATTCGCCGTACCCTGTAAGTATTCGTGTAGATCATCATTCCAGTAGTGCATGGACTTTTTATGTGCATTATCCATAAACGCTACTGGCGTGTTATTTGCGCTTAAAATCGCAATTCTGATGTTATCCATTACAAATATACCTCCCGTATTTTTGCTTTAATATGCGGCGGTGGAGATGAAAAGGAAGAATAGCAGAACTGGACTTCCGTTGTCCCCGGTGGAACTTTTGGATAATTGGATCCATTAATCTCATCTCCTTTTGCCGGCATCCCGTTTACATAGACCTTTGTACTCTCTCCGTCTATAGACACCACATCTCCGGCACGATACCGGTTCGGCACATCCTTATACTTATCGACATTGTCTTTCCGGAATCGGATGCTTTTTAAATAGTTGTGTGTGACGTACTGGTTTGATAGATTTCGGTCTCCCCACTGCCCGATCCAGATCTGGATTTTTTCGCATTCCATATCCTTTATTTCCGGTATGTTTCTCTCCATATAGCTTCCATACCAGAAAATCCGCAGCTTTTCTCCCTCTTTTAAAAAGTCATTATGGCATCCCATTTTTAGGTTAAACGGATTGCCCTCGTAGGCTGTCGGCTGGAATTCTTCTCGTCTGATTAAGGTGTTCCCGGGGGCAAACCACTCGATACGTGCCGTATTTCCCGTGGAATCACTCTTGTTAATAGACATGGCACAGATCACTTTGTTATCTCCGGTCAAAAAAGCGATTGTCTGCGCTCCTGTCTGCCCCATCAAGCCGGTTTCGAACCAGTGCTGGGTGTAACAGTAAAAGTTCTTCGCTCCACGTCTGCCCTCGCTGTCCACCGGGATAGTAAGGGTTTTCATTCCACCGTTCCAGTATCCGGATGTTGCTTGTCCACCTTTTAATGCCATCACATTGTATCCAGCAACATTCTTGACTTCAAGTGTTCCCTGTGTGGTGTTTTCCGGATTCTGATAAGAGGTCCCATGATCGTCTTGAAACAGACTGTAACCGTTAAACAGTTCTTCAGATGCTTCGTAATTCTCTCCGTCCGCCTCTTCTTGCTTGCCTAGCTGGATCACTCCATACTGGCTTACCAGTCCGATAAAGCCGTTTTCGTGCTGATGTGCGATCTCGTAGTCCACATCCGCCCACTCGGTACCGTTGTTTTGGATGGTGATTGTCTGGTAGCCGTCTTTTTGTACTCCGTCAAAGGTAAATTCTGCGGTTGAGTACGCTACCCCATCCGGAATGAGCCATGTGATTGATCCGCTACTGTACATGTCATCCTCTTCCAGTACCGGCTCTCCATCTACAATCGCGTCATAATAAATAGTCGGCTCGTCAGAAAATATCAATCTTTTCGGTTCATCACTGTGCAGAATCTCTGCCATCCTCCGGCGGAACTCGCTTAATTCCCTTGCTGTAGAGTTCGCAATCTGAAACTCCATCACGATCTGCTTTGGAGAGTATGTGGAATACAGAAATTCTCCAGCATTTATGTTTTCGATACTTCTCGTGTTGTTTGTTATAGACGGCGTTAAATTCCGGTCAAGTCTTGTAATCTTAACCGGAATCTCTACGCCTCCATATGTTGCTTTAAGCAAGCCCAACTCTCTCACCTCCTAATAGTTTCTCGAAATCATCCATCTTTTTTATCATCGGTCTTGCATATCCAACCGTCTGCTGTGCGACAACTCTTCCGTCCAGCGTCGTTGTCAGATTGATATTTAGATTAATATCCTTTTCGCCCATAATCTCCAAGATTGATTCCTTAATATAGCCTTTTAACGATCTCAGCGGCGTGATTGCTTCTGCTTCTCTTTCCGCAGCACCACCGATTCCTCCAGACGGCATCTGGAATAATGCTGGTTTCGTAAGGATTCCACCATCTTTAAACCATTTCACGTCCAACATCGGCAGACTCGGTAATAGATCGGAAAAATTGATATCTCCAATACCATCCTCGTACCCAACTCCACGATAAGCAGCCGCAAGGCTTCCATACGTAGACACTGCGTACCGGATGGATGCAAGCATATTAGATAGTGGATCGTATATATTTTTGTCATATCCAGCCATCGCATAGGCTCTAAATGTTGGGTCAATGACCTGCATGAGTCCCTTAGATGGCGTTCCATTAACTGCGTTGATATCCCAGTTGTTGATCGCATTCGGGTTTCCGCCGGATTCAGTCTGCATCTGGTACAACAATCTCTGTAAATTTGCTTCGGAATACTGCCCCGTCATCTGTAATGCTCTTATTGCAAGCGTTCTCCACTGCTCCACGCCGGCACTCGGATTGTAATTAACGTTCGATTGCGTATCAAAAATTCCTTTCACAAATCCGACCACGCTGTCAAACACCGTATTCACTGCCCCTTTCGCAACGGAAATCCAAGGTTCGAATGCTCCAGACAAATCCGTAAATTTATCGATTGCAATCTGCACAATTTTACTCGGGTGCGTGATATAGTCCCACACGCTTCCGGTAAAGTCTTTAACCGTATCCCAGACACCGCCAAAAAACTCACCGATTCCACTTGCAAAATGCGGAAGTTCTTCCAGAAAACTCTTTGTTTGGTTGGCTGGCATGATTTTCGTTCCCTTTTCCAGTGGCAGGACTACGTCACGCCCCTCTGGAATAAATGGTTTTCCATGTGGCGGAACGATCATTTCTTTGTATGTAGAGCCTTTCTGGTCGTTTACGATACCTAGCGTGTCTTTTGGGATGCCACCAGTTCCTCTTGCAAACTTCGGGACTTCCCACAATGCAAATTGCTTGTCCGATCCTACTTTATCAAGCACCCAGTTTACACCATTAATTACGCCATTTACTGCTCCACCTATTGGTTTCACAATTGCGTTCGCAATCCCTTTCACGATTCCTCCAAGAGTATCCTTGAGATTGTTAAATCCGTCTTTAATAAACTTCCAAACAGAAGAAAAAGCGTCCATAGCTTTCTCTTTGATCGAATCCCATATTCCACCGAGCGTGCCCTTAATGCTGTTCCAGATTCCAGTTGCAGTATCCTTGATTCCATTCCAGATGCCGGAAAAGAAATTCGCAACAGGGGTGAATATAGCACTTGCGGTGTCTTTTATCCAATTCCATGCGCTTTTTAATGCAAATTTTATTACTTCCCATACTGTATAAATAACAGCTTGAATCGCGTACATAACCGCACCGATCGTTCCCTCGATAAATTTCAGAGGTCCTTCTATTACGTTATAAATCTGCTCCCAGATATCAGCAAAGAAATCCTTAATGCCGTTCCACACTCCCTGGATTTTTTCCGATATAGAGTCCCATAATCCAGACATCCAATCTTTAAATGCATTCCATTTTTCGGACAGCCAGTCTGTGATATCTCCCCAGTTTTTTATTACTGCCACAACTGCTGCAACCACTGCAATAATTCCGGCAATAATTCCGGCTACTGGTAATAGCACTCCTGTCAAGAATGCCATTGCACCTCCAGCCGCTGCTATTCCACCAGCTACAACCGCAAGAATCGGTAGTAAAGCCGAAATCACCATTGCAATCCCACCGATTACGACTATAATAGTCTTGCTTGTTCCAGAAAGACTGCTAAACCACTTTGCAACTTTCTGAATGATAGGAACAAGTGCTTCCAGAATTGGGGCTACTGCTTCTGAAATGGCACTCCCAAACTCAGCCATAGCCAACTTTACGTTATTTAGCGCAACCGTTTCTTCGTCAATCGGGTCTAAAGTATTGCTGAAAGTCGTTTCCACAGTCCCCTGACTGTCTGAGGCAGCGCCTCCTAGGTCGTTCAGGTTTAGAACCCCTCTTTGGATGGCATCTACCATCCTCACAGCACCTTTTGTTCCGAATACCTCGGCGGCGGCGTTTAATGCTTCCGTCTGGTCAGTCGCATTCAAAATTTTATCCTGCGTTTCTGCCAAACCGTCAGTGAGTGATTTCCCGTCTTTTGCATAATTTACCGCTGCCTTTGATAAGCTGCTTAATGCGGCAGACCCGTCTACTCCTGCCTGCTCAAATGCCCCCAACAGCTTTACTGAGTCCGAGAAACTCAATCCCAATTCTTGTAGCTGTGGTGCTCCTTCAATCGCTTTCTGAAATAGATCGTCTACAGATACGCCCGTGTCTTGCGCTGTTTTTGCAACATCATCAAGTACGCTGTCTAGATCATCACTCGACATGTGGAATACGCTAATCGCCTGTTTTGCGTTTTGCGTTGATGCTACCACATCGGATCCAGTAATTTCCGAAAACTTCAACATTTTTTCAGATGCATGTTGTAATTTTTCATCGGTGAACCCGAACTGCGTATTCATCTCCCCAATTACTTTTCCGATGTTTTCAAGGTTGTCTATCGGAAGGCTGGACGCAATGCTTTTATAGACATTATCCATTCCTTCAGCAAGCTTCCCTGTAGCACCTGTCGCTGTTATGATTGCATCAGATCCGGCATCTACCTCATTAAATGCTTCTTTTGCGTTGTCACTAAACTCTTTTATCTTCTGCCCTGCATCTGCTATGATTTCAGCGGCTTGCATCATGTTTCCTGCAACAATTCCTTTTCCGATACCGTCCAGTGCTTCTCCTGCCTCACCTGAATTCTTCTTCATCTCGTTCAGGTCGTTGTTCACTTCATCAATACTCGCCCCGTCATCTACCTTATTCAATGTAGCTTTCATCTTTGACAGGTCAGTTTCTGCCCCAAACGCTTCTTTTCCTATCTTGTTAAGCGCTACTGTCAGATCGTCACTGTTCGCCGTTCCATTTTTTATGGCATTCGTCAGCCTCGTTCCGAGGATGTCCTGAAAATCATCTAGGGACTTTCCGGTTGCTTCAAACAGCGTCTGCAACTGCTTCGTGCTTTCTTTTAGGGATTTCTGCTCAGTCTCCATTCGACTAATCTGCGTGGTGTAAGATTTTAAATCCTGTTCCGTCTTCGCAATTTCCCTCTGAAATTCTCGGTATTCTTCTGCTCCAATGTCACCAGATTTGAACTTCTTTTCTACTTCTCCCTGTGCCTGCTTTAAGGCTTCCAGCTTTTCCTTGGTATTTTCGACCTGTTTACTTAATAACTCCTGTTTCTGTGCAAGCAACTGCGTATTCTTCGGGTCAAATTTTAATAATTTATTTACAGAGCTTAATTCGCTACCAAGACTTTTTGATGTATCTTCCGCGGATTTCAAAGCTTTGCTGAGTGCCGTTGTATCCGCACCGAATTTAATTGTGATTCCTTTTATTTTGCTATTCGCCACTTTCTCACCTCTTTAAAAATTATCAAAATCTTCCTGTGTTGCTTTTCTCGCAGTAGGATTTTCATCTTTTTTCTGGTTGTCTATATACTCTTGTACATAGTCCAGACAGTCACCGATTGTCATTTCTTCCATGTCTTCGCTGGTCAGTCCAACCTGTCTGCACACATAAAAAAAGGACTCATTTGTAAACGGTTCTCCGCTGGATGAATCCTGATCATTTATTTTTTTTTACTTGTTGGCATGGTATCTGTAAGCAGATCCTTTACTTCTCCCATGATTTCATTGAGCGGGAATACTTCGAATCCATCCAGCCACTCCAATGGATCAGGAATCGTCCTGTCTGCTGTTTTAGCCATTGTCCAGATGATGTCATAAAATACTTCCATGTCCATGTGGTCAAGAGAAGCAAAAGAAATATCCTGTATTCCAAAATTCCTTTTCGTTCCTTTTCCAAACACTTTCGCTACTTTCATCAGGTCTGCAAAATAATCTCTTCCAAACTGCGCTTTATATCGTTTCGGCAATGCTGCCGTTGATTTTAATTTCACTTGTTTTTCGTCAATGTAAATTGTTTTTTCCATAACATCCTCCACTTTTTCTATTTGGGCAGATCGCTCCGCCCTTTATTTCGCTTTACCTACTTTTGCCTTTCCAATCTTCCCCCTGCCTACCAAGGCGAGGTCTTCAGGGGGTGCTATTCCCCCGATTTTTCATATACTGTTGTATACCAAGAGTTATATGTTGCTTCATCAACTCCTGCTGCTGTGGATGCTTTAACTAAGTTGTCTGTCGGTCTCGGACTTGCCACAAGCGAAAGTTCTGTTGTGTTCGGTTCTCCACTGTCTTTTGTTGTACTTCCGACAGATGGTCTGTTTACAGAGCAGTAATAAAAGAGGTGTCTAGTTGCCTTGGCATCTCCCTGAAATTCAAACATCAGTGCGATATTCGCTACCTGTGCGTCAGAGTTTTCGAGAATCACTCCTTTTTCTGTTTTCTCCTCTTTTAACACTTCTGTGCGGAAATCTTCTGGAACTCTCGCAAGCGTCAGAGTACCTTCGTATCCCTGATTGTTTGCGTTTGTGTAATAATCAATGTCATCAGCTTTAAATCGGATCAGATCACCACTCTTGTCGAATGTGATGCTTACCGCACCCGGCAATTTCTTCGGTGCACCGTACGTGATTTTTCCACTCTCATCCACTGTAACAACAGCGTAATAACAGTTTCTTAAGCCAAATTCCACTTTGTTTTCTTTTGCCTGTACAGCTTTTGTTGCTCCTGCCATATGTTACCTCCTATATATCAATTTCGTATGCTTTTAGATACATACCTTCAGAATCTAAAAAACTCTCGTACGATTCGTACGGGAGTTGATTATCGTTTAATAGTTGCTTTACCCTTTTTTCCAACTCGATATCTTTGTACTCAGTGTACACCTCAATCGTGACGGCATACCCTTCGTGATATACAATATCGTCTGCATAAAACGCCACATCCTCGTCCGCATAATACACGATGTACGGGAGAGCCGGAACTTGACCGGGAGCGAAACAGCGGTATGCGATTGGTAGATTCAATTCTTTTAAGATACCTTTTAAATCTGGCAATGTCATTTTCACAGTCTCCTTTCCAGCTCTTCAACATATTCCTTTATGGACTCCTGTTCCACTTCTTCAATGTGTGGGTATGCCTGTACTTCACCTATTTTTCTGCCGCCACGCTTCAACTGGTGTCCTTTTTCCAACAGATGGGTCAGGCGGTATGTTGGGGATCTGTTGTGCACCGTAATTCCACTCCTGTCTGTTGCCCTTGTCCATCCTTTCGCATACCGCCCACCGTTTTTGCTTTTTGGGCTGTTTGCTTTCAGCTTCTTCACACATTTTTCAGATACATTCATCGCAACTTCCTGTGTTGTTTCCTTAACTTCTTCTGTGTATTCTTCCATCTGCCGCATGATTTCTCTTGCCAGCCTGTCAGCACTTATACTCTCGCTCATTTTTCAATCCTCTCCGTACAGGTCAGTTCCAACTCTTCCGTGCTGATTGGATATGTCTTAATCACTTTCAACTTCTTTCCGCGAAATCGGATATACCTCTGCCCTTCATATTCGTAAGGGTGCACGATCAAATTTTCTGAAATTTCCATATTGTTCTGTCCTGCAAGGTAGAATTCATTTCGGGGAACTTTTTCTTTACAACACCAGATCTCTTGTTCCGCTTCAATTGGTATTTGCTGACAAATCTCATCCTCTCCGTATCCATTGGCAGATATCAATACTACTTTTTCATCCCAAGTCCTCATTTTTGCACCGCCTTAATCATCAGATTATTTATCCTAAACCGGATACTTCTCGGAATCACGCCGTCTTCTGGATGGCTGTACTTCCACGTAGCCCAATCCAGTACGAGCAGGATGTGGTCATATCTCTCTTCCGTGATGCGAACGCCGTATACATTTTTGCATTCGTCAAGAATACCATCTATGATCGCATAAAGGACGGAATCCCTACTATCTGTAGAGATTCCAAGTCTTTCTTTCAATAATTGCAATACAATCACTCTCATAAGCATACTCCTTATGAATTCGCCATGATCCCCTGTTTTTTCATCTCCGCAAGAATCGCATTGATTTTATTTTTTAGGTCAGTTGCTGTTTCTGTTGACAAATCTGCAATCAAAGCCATCTGTTTCACGCCGCCAAGCGTTGTTTTATTCGCCGCTGGAAGAGTGTAGCTTGGTCCAGCAGGTCCCTGCGCACCCGGATTGCCTTTTTCGCCTTTTGCCCCTGCTGGTCCTGCTGGTCCTGCTGGTCCTGCAGGTCCAACCTGCTCGTTCTTCACGCCCTGCTCTAACTTATTCAGTTTCTCCGCTGTAATAACGTCATCATTATTCCATGTAGTTGGTTCGTATGCCATTTTGAATACCTCCATTATACTATTTTGCTTTACCTACTTTTGCCTTGCCTACTTTCCCTCTGCCAACTAAGGCTACATCGTCAGAGGGAATTATTCCCCCGGTGTGTATGTAATGTAGAATCCAGCGTCTGTATCCGTTTTCTTCACATCGTATCTTACAACTCCGGCAAGCAGTTTGCCGTAAATCTGGTTATCTACCCATTCAACGCTTGTCTGTTTGCGGTCGAAGAATGTGCAGAATGATTTCGGATCACCGACAAAACCTTTTAATTCGCCAGCTCCTGCGATCATTTCGTCATCCAAAACGATTACCTCTTTACCAAACAGCATCTTTCCGCTTGAGGAAGTGATAGAATCCTGCAACAGATATCTTCCATTTTTATCTTTCAGCTTGTCCAGTTCTGCGTAAAGAGAAGAGGAAATGATGAATTTTACAGGATATACTTTTTTGATTTCTTTGTTTACCAAATCTTTCAACCCATCCAGCCCTGTAACACTTTTCGCTGTTGCACTCTTTAATACAGTTGCGATATCTGTATTTCTTGTATTTCTGGACTGGTCATTGATTTCATCCCGGATCAGACCTGTTACATCATAGTCAGCGTCATCAATAGCCTCCTGAGAAATCGGAATATATCCTCTTCTTGTTGCGATGCTATAGTCGATATTTGAGATTTTTGGTTTGGAAAGCTCTGGGTTCTGTTCCAGTTCTGCAACAGTAGACATTTTACTTCCAGATTTCGCAATTACTGGATATTTTCCAGATGAACTGTTTACGCTTACATTCTTCACGTAATTTCCCAGATCCACTACATCTTCCGGCTTTTTCTGAACAGCCAGCATTTCTACCGGGATCAGGATTCCTGCATCTACTTCTTTAAAGCCCCCTTCTCTCACCTGCCCTTTTGATTTTACAAATGAGTTAATCGCACTTCTCATTTCTTCAATTTCTTCTTCATTTCTTCTACCCATGTCTTTTTTCTTCTCCCTTCTTTCCGGTGTTTTTTCATACTCCTTCATCTGCTCGCGAAGTTCAGATAATTTCGTCTCTAATTCACTTTTTCTTTCGTTGTGAGCATCTCTCTCCTGCTCGAACTTCTCGATCTCTCCATCGACAACACCTCTTTCCGCTTCGGTGTTCGCTTCACTGATCGATGTTTCCAGTTCCTTTTCTCTTGTTTCAAAATCTGCGTCTTTTCCACGCATTTCTTCCAGTTCCTTTTCTTTGTCTGCGATCTGTTTCGCAAGCATCAACTGTCTTAAAGCCATTACTTTTCTCCTTTCAGTCTTTTAATAGCGTTGTTTCTCCACTGCTCCACTTGTTTCTCTCTGTACTGCTCCACCTGTGCGTGTCTTGCCTGTACTCCGGTGTCTTCGTAGGCTGGGAATGTACATACAGATACCTCATGTAGATCAACTTCTTGGATTATCCATTTCACAGTCCCGTCATCTCTCCAGTCGGTTTCCTCTCGCAAGATGTTGAACCCGAATGAACATTGATCCACATCTCCACGCTTCACCCTTTCGTATAGGTTCATAGCGTCTGTGTCGTTTTCATTAATATTGATTTCGCCCCATAGACCTCTTGCGTCTGTTTTTAAGCGCAGGGTTCCTATTTTCGTCCGACCGAGCACAAGCGTGTCATCGTGGTTAGTCAGAGCTCGGATGTCGTTACTCATGGTGTTCGCAAATGCTTCTGGTGCAATCTCTTCATAAGCTCCCGGCCACAACTCTGTTTCGGAATTAAAAACAGCGAAGTATCCGGAAATTGTTTTCTTTCCGTCCTCCGCTTCTCGTGTTTCAAACTCCGCTTTCCACGATCTGGTTAAGTTTTCTTTTTTTCGTTCTTCCACTATTCATCACCTCCTCTTAGCTTTTTCTGTTCCCCGATCATCCCCTGTGGAATGAAGTTTTCAAGGATGATTAGATCATTCAATCCATCTTTCGGAGAGTCACCAATCAAGTTCAATACATCATTTCCTGTATAAATTCCTCGGATATATAGGTTCATGCCGATTTCTGCAAGCTCTTTGGTGTCATAAGCCATCAAACTCTTTGAGTTGCATTTAAAGTACCAATGCGGGCTCTGAATCAAACCTTTCGTAAGTGTCTGTTGGAATACGTCCGCAATCGACTTCACTCGCGTACGGACAAAGTTGTTGTATTCATCCTTGTTAAAACTTCCGACCCCAAGAAAAAAAGGCGGCACATCCAACAGGGATGCTACCGTCCTCTTATCAATCTCGACCGATTCATTGATTGCGATATCCTTAAGGGATAGTGGTTTTACCTCTGATACTTCTAAAAACTCTGCTGGTATGATCCACGGCTCACCCGGTTTCGATTCTTTCAAATATTTTTCTTTAATTTGCTTTCTTCCGGCTTCATTTGCGAAATCTTCCGACATTGCATCTACCTTAACAATGACGTTTGGCATGTATTGACCGCTCATAAAAGATTTCTTAGTCGCATTCGCTTGTTTCAAGTTCGATGCAATATCTTTCAGAGCCAACCTGTACCCGGTTCCCTTCCACGGATATTCTGGGTTCGGGTTGATTGCAAAGTGCAGCACTTCGCTGGGATCATATTCTTCGCTTCCGTAAATCACCTTATATCCCGTCTGTGTCTCTTCAAAACTTGTCATAGACGGCTTTAATGGGATCAACTCGTCAATGTATCCATCTCTCATCACCGGTAGGACAACTGCGTTCCCGTCACCCGGCAACAACATGGAATATACAATGTTGTATACCCATGCTTTTCTTGTCATTAGCGAATATGGATTGATATCTATCTTTCGTGATAACTCATTCTTAATTCGGATATCTCCATGTGGACCATTTTCCATTAGGTGGATTGTCATACCGGAAACAAGATCGGCAATCTTCTGACACGCTGCCCGAATTTCTGGATTCTGCGCCAGCGTTGTGTACCCTGACGGCAATAAAAAATCAGAGAACGTAGCTCCCTGATACACAAATACTTTATTCTGTGGTTCTGATCTAATGCTTTTCTGCTTCTTTTTCTTCGCCATTTCAATCTCCTATTCTCTCTTTAACCATTTATTTGCTGCATTTCCAAGTGCCATGTCAGCCAACATCTGACAGCACGAAAAGACCCCTGCATCGAATAAGTCAATTCGTCTTACTCCACCGTCTCCATCTACTTTCTCGTATTGGATCATGTCATCCACTTTTTCGATTGCCCTTACATTTTGTACGCAATACTCAAAAGCATCCGAATGTAGATAGTAAAATTTCTTATTCTTCACTTTCACTTCGATATGCCGGAATCCCTCAGACTTCACGTAAAAATACTGTGGCTGATCTTGAATCTTAAATCCAGATTTTTTCATTTTTAAGAAAAACTCTCGTCCGAATTTCTTGTCGAATCCAACAATTTTTATTTTGAATCCCATCTTTTTCATAGAGATAAACCAATTCACAATATCATCTGGGAGCACTGTAGCTGTATTACTCATCGTCAGCCATCCATCCTCTTCCCATCCAAACAGCGGGATGCCATCTTCATCCGCTTTTTTAATTGCGGCCGCCCTCGGGAAGAACGCATGTGTGATACAGATATCAACATCTTTGTACGTTCCGTAAATTGCGCCTGCGGTCAGATCGTGAAGTTTCGACAAGTCGGCTCCGCCATACCATGTAATCGGCAGTTTTGCCAATTCTTCCAGTGTCCAGTTGTATTCATCATCGGATGATCTGAACTCGTTAATGTCAAAGTATGCATTCAGAGCATTTGTAAAGATATTCAGAGTTTTATTCAAATATTCTGCTCTTAGCTGTGGTTCATTCATTGCCTGCGCTGCATCATCCATCAGCTCATCTACTGTAACAGTAACTCCAATTGACGGCGTACACATCTGTAGCACTTCCGGATCATCCAGTGTCGTGATTTCTCCTTTGCTATTCAGGACATTTCCCTCTTTATCCTGATCTGCTTTACAGATAAAAATAAAATATGAATCATATGCCTTATCTGTAATTGTTCCGTTCAATACATCGTGCAGTGTTTTGATTCTGTTTGCGAGAAACCCATCCGGAATATCACCTGCAGTAGAAATACCAATCAGAAGTTTGTTTCTGTATGCTTTCATTGCATTCTTCATCAGGATGTATTTCTTGGCACCAGCTCTCTTCCACGAATGCAACTCATCCAGAATCAGACAGTTACAGTTCAGAGAGTCCAACTTATCTTCTTGGTTGGCAATCGCATACATTTCTGCGGTACCATCTCCGAAATCAATACTAATGGAATGCTCTTGGTTATTGTCTCGGATTCTCAGCTTATCAACATCTCCTCGTAAAGTCTCAACGTTATCTACCAAAAATCCAAAACTTTCCATTGTCTGCTTTACAGAGTTTGCAACAATGTATGTCTTTGCGCCGGAACATCTATCCAAAATACTCTTTGCATCAGCAAGCGCAGCACTAAAGGATGTTTTCCCCTGTTTTCTCGGTAAAAAAATAAGCGCTTCGTTGAAACGCCTGATGTCTGTTCCTTTTCGAAAGAATCCAAACAGATTCACACATACAAATTTTTGCCAGTCGGTCAGCAACATGGGAGTGCCCTTGAAGCTGACTCCATTCTTGTCCTCGCCCTGTACATGGTGGATAGTCTCCTCAATCAAATCGATCACAAAATCAAATTGATCGCTACGAAAATCCAAATCATCTCTTTCAAGGTCTGTCAGAAATCTCCTGCACGCAAGAACTCGATCCTCATTTGCAAGTATCCTTTTATTTGCAATATCCTCCGCATAGCGAACAGCCGTATCGAAATGCGGACTGTTAATATGGGATAAGTCCATTTACTTCCCCTGTTGTTTTTCCAGTAATAATGCAAATGCAGATTTCTCTTTTTTCGGCTGTTCAATCTCCGCATTGTACGTTTTTGCATTTAGCATCAGTCTGTCAGAATACGTCCCAATATCTTTTCGGAGGTTTTCAAGACTCACGAGAATAGGGCTTTTTTTACCCCCACTTTTCTCCGTGTCCAGAATCACTTCATATTCAGACTCTTCAAACTTCTTGCTCAGCACATTGTACTGGTAAATCATATCTGCATAGATCTCAATGACCTGTTTGTACTGCACTTTGTAGGTTCCGAGCTCTTTCATGTATTTAACTGTTCTGTCAATAATTGTTTGCCTTTGCGGTATGTATCTTGCCACCTATTCTCACCTCCCTATCTGCCGGAAAATTTATTTTCAGAATCCCGCGCTATTGGAAAGAGTCCTCTCTCCCGATTCTCCTGAGACATTTTTAATTCTCAAAAGGGAGGGGGTATACCTGGATCTCTTTGACTTCCATTTCCATTCCAACTCTATCTTTAAACCATTCGACCATGCTGTCTGCCTTTTCTTTGCCCAATGTAACTATATTTATTTTCACTGTTTCAAATTTGAGTCCACCGCTGATACTGTATCTGGTGTATACATCTCCTTCGCAACACTCCATGCACGTCTTGACAATCTCCTCGATTACGTTCATCACTTCGTATCCGTAGTCACTTACTTTCCCTTTCCATCGGATTGCATACATCTTGATTTCTTCCATGCTTCAAACTCCCTTCTCCTTTTCCTCTGCCAGTACAATCCAGAAGCCGTAACCTTATCCGTCTTCCTGTCGTGCATCCGGTCATGTTGCGCAGTGGACATGCTGATAAGATTCCAGTCCATAAGCGCAATCTCTGGATACTCTTCCAGTGGATAGATATGGTGTACTGTCGTTGCTTCTGCATACTTGCCATATCTCTTAGACTCCTGACACTGGTATGCGTCACGCCTTAGTATGTGTTCTCTTTTCTTTTTCCATTTTCGACTCTCATAAAATTTCATCTTTTCCTCACTAGAAAAGCACCCGGCTTTCGCCAGATGCTCTCTACTATTTTCCATTATTTACTTCTTCTATGAATGCTTTCATAAGTTCGCTTATCTTTGAAGCTTGACTGACTCCTGCAGTTTCACATGCTTCTGCAAATTCATCCGCTAACTCTCGCTTTATCTTGAAACCCTTTGTCATCCATCCTGCTTTCTTTTGATACTTCTCCGATGCAATCGTTTGAGGTTTTGGACTACCTACCGGCATTTCTTCCACTCCTTCCACAGTCTTGGTACTATGTCTATCAATAAATAAACAGATGCTAAAATAAGAAAAATGGATGAATAGATATTTTTATCAGATGCCACAAAATAAACGATTGCAAACAATAAAAACAATTCTCCGAATTTAGTTCTTTTCATTTCTTCCAAGATGAGCTATACTTCTATTAAGGATTGGGGCTTTCGCCCCGTCCCCTATTTGAGAGCTTCTATAAGATTGGCAATCCCAGTTAATAGCGCCCCAGTTGCGATTAACGATTCGATTATCAATCTTGGCAAGCTCTCTTTTTTCTTTCGTTTCTTGCTCATCTGTATCTCACCTCCTTACAAGTATATAATATCATATGGTTAACCATATGTCAATACTTTTCTCAGAGGTTTTTAAAATTTATAGGACTACTGCAAAAATACGTAACTTGGCAACTTTACTGGATTCTCTAACACAATGAGGAACTTGCAGTAGCCCACAATCCGGACAACGGGAATCGAACCCGTGACACACAGCTTATAAGGCTGCCGCTCTAACCGACTGAGCTATGTCCGATCAGGATGCCTTTTATTGACACCCTTTACCCTATCCGCACTCGGGTACTGACACTAAATATAGATCGCTGAATCTATTTTTTGTTTGTTTTTGCAGATCTGCGGATATCTGCGTTTTGTGATATCACTCGTAGCACTTCCACGGCATTCCGGATTTTTAATATTTACCGTGATATGCTACAAAACCGTGTGCAGGGATCGAACCCGCTTGTCCCAACTGACCACGGCATAAAAACACCGCCGGACAAGAAAGGGGGAAAGTCCGGCGGTGTTCCGAATGTTTGGAAAGATTTTGAAGTCTTTCTTCTGACTCCATGTTATACTATATATTATTTAAAACGGACAATGTGGACAAAACGGACAAACTTTTATTTTTCTTTCATCCACCTTTGAAATTCTTTTCTCGCGCTTTCTCCTGTGCAATTTCCTTTCATTTTCGCAGCCACTTCATCCCACGTCAGTCCTTGCATGACCCTGAACCGGATAATCCTCTGCATCCGCACCGGAGCTTTATTGATTACTCGCTCTGCCTTTACTTTAATCAGCTTCGCATTCCTCTTTCGCTCTTCCAGTAGTTTTTCTTCCTCATCCACATTCACATGACTCTCTGCGCATCCGGAAATATTAAAGCTCTGCGGCTGGTATGGAAACTCCGGATTACTGCCTGTCACCTTGTCCTGTACGATCATCTTTCTTCTGTGCCGTCTGATATCTTCTTCTGTCTCTTTTACCAATGCTTTCGCATCCATGTACTCATAGATTACGTTCTTGTCCAACTCAATCACCTCCCGGGATCCGCTCTTTTATGTTGTATTTCTCTGCTATGTAGTCCACAGTATCCTTATTCGCCCTCTCGCTGCCTTTAAAGTCACAGGCAAAGGCTTTATGCCACTGTTGCTTTAAAGTTGTCTCACATGGCTTTCTCGTTGCCATAGTGTATGCTTCTATTTTCTTCATGATGTCCGCTGTCTCCTTTCTGCATCTAGCTTATTATCACCATTCACTCACCCTCACAGGAAGTATGATGCCTATTATTTCTCCGTAGCGTGTAAACACGGCATTGTAGTATTCAGAGTTTCCTGGGTGTTTAATAAGATTTGGCGTGCATCCGTCGAACATTTTCAAATATTTATTATCAAACCAAGCGTATCCCCCTGTTGTCTCGTCTCTTATTGCTCTCAGAATGCTTTTGCCAGTTGTAAGCATTCTGTTTGACAACTTGGCCGCCCTCATTTGGCTCTGAATATTTTCTGTGGAAAAATGTTTCACCCCATCTTCTGGCAATTTCTTCTGCTTATCTATGTCGAGCAAGAAATCTTCTTTCTTCACAAATACAATATATCTACCTTGCGTAATCATCACTTTTCCGTCTATCTCGCCCATCATATACGATCTTGTCTTCACTGCTTCTATCTGCACTTTATCTTCGATTAGCATTTTCTCTTCTCCTTCCTGCGTCTCATGGTTTCCCTGTTCATGCCGTCACCTCAATCTCTTCTCCGGTCAGCTCTTCCAACTTCTGTCGCATTTCTTCCACTGTCATTTTCTTTGGTTCTTTGCGCTCCCAGATGAGTTCAAGGTTGCTTTTAATAAACACATCTTCTATGCGTCTGAGTGATTCCGGAGTAATTCTATAGACTTTAACGATGTCTCCTCCTGTATAACCTGTACGACCTTCACATTTCAAGTCATCAGTGTAACCGTCTATACGATTGTATCCACATTTCCTCACTACCTCCTCAGCCAATACAAGATACATTTCACCATTTCTTTGCTCAACTACCATCCCATCTCTCAAATCTGCCTTGGTAAATTCTTTGTCCATGTAATCACTCCATTCTAAGATTTTATAATTGTACTTTTCCGCAAAATCACGAGTCGAATATTCTCCGTTTCCGTAATAACACGTTCCTTCGTTGCGCATATAATTTGTATTTTTCAAATAACTTTTTCCGTTACTCCACTTCATCCCATGCTCATGCATTCTCTTGCAAAAATCTTTCGCTTCTTCCTCAGTCTTACAATGCACCGCAATCTTATTGTCTTTATTTTTAAATTCTTTCCAGTTAAATTTTTTCATCTTTTCTACCTCACTATCTTTCGCACAATCCAATCTAAAAAAATTACAAGCAACAGTATCGGAAATCCCGCAGCCATCAGGTAATCCGCACCTTCTAGTTTTACATCCTCTTCCAATCCTGTCTTTAAAGTAATCACGGTTCCCAGTCCCAATATGTAGTAAAGGGTCAGGAATGCGATTGTGATTAAAATGTCCATGTTATTCCTCCTTGTATGGTTCTGGAAGTGGCTGCCATGCGAATATTACCCCGTCATAAATCCCATGTTCGTCATACCAAAGACAGTACTCATCTTCCTTTTTAAATCTCATTCTCTTTACCGGATATTCTTCATCGTCACACGTTACAAGATATACACCTTCTTTCTTAGGCATATTTTGTTCTGTGTAAGGAATCCACCCATTATCTTTCTTACTGTCTTCATATCCTTTCTGATACCATTTTCTTCGGCTACAATCTCCGCAATTTTGAACTTCATCCATGTGAGAACGAATTATATTTCTGCACCATACTAGCTCTTCATATCGACCTTGTATTCTTCCGGCTTCATAACACTCCTCGCCATCCAGAAAACCATCATCTTCATCTACTGGAATGTTTTCAACCATGTTCACACGTTCTTCAATTTCTTCTAAAATCTCCTCTAGTACGTTCATTTATTTCGTCTCCTATTTTTCTTATCCATAACACAATAACCTTTTTCGCAATAACATTCTGTTGATTTATAGTAGTTTTTATAATATTTGCATTTAATACACTCTTTTTTCATTACTACGCCTCCAACAACTCTAGTTCCTCGATTTTATCCATTAAATCCATCTCAGGATAATTCTTTTTTGGATATCGTTGATATTTTGCACTTATGCAGCTTTGGGAATTTGCATACAGTAAGTTATATTCTAATGCAAGCCTTAGCGGAATATCTTTGTGTTTTCCTGTTAATGTAATTTTGCTCTTATCGTCATACTCAATAAATATTTTCCACATGGTTACTCCTCATCACTTTCAATTCTCTCTAACCTTTCGTATCCATTCCATCCATGTTCTGCTCCACATTGTTTGATACAATAATAATCTTCGCCGCAACAATGATCACATCTATTGCAATCTGGTTCTTCATCATCTACTGTGTAAATTATTGTTCTCATCACTCCACCTCCAACAGCTCTGGATTATCAAAGATATTTCCGATAACTTCCGTTCTATTTGGATTCCGATTATATTTAAAAACATCGTTATTGGTGCATTTTTTATTTCCTCGTCCACATACTGCCCATGATCCCCTCCATTCGCTCCAAAACACAGCACCTACACGATATTTTATCTCTTCGCCATCTTTTAAAAACGGACTTCCATCATAGTCATAACTATATCTGAGAATATCATTCTCCCAGATCTTCTTATCGTTTTTGTCGGTAAGTCCGGTGTACTGGCATAAAGTACTTGGAGCAATCTCGCATTTTAGTAATATATCTGGTAATTCTTTGCTAATTTTGTGTATTTCCACTTTTCCAGAAGGATATGCAACAACATACCCTTCCACCCATTCTCCATTGTCTTTTCTCTTTGCTTTAAAAAGGATTTCTCTGCTCATCTTCCTTTCCTCCGTTCTGTCGCATCTGCTCAATGTAAATATCTGTTGCACACCTTACAATTTCTGGTTTCATGCCATCGTAATCAGTGCCTTTGTAGAAATTCTTGTTACACGATCTTTTAATCATGCACAGGATATCTTCAAATGTTTGTTCTCTCATCTTTTCACTCCACTTCATTGTTGTATTTCAGGCACTTTCCATCCTTGTACGCTACGCATTTCTCTTTAATACACGGATTCAACACTGGTCTGACAAAATCTCCATTCCCAATAAGCATTGCTTTTACCTCTTCTTTTCCCGTTAAATCAGGGCAAAATAAAATCATCACTCCACCTCCAACAGTTCAAAATATTTTTCCAAATGCTCTTCTGAAATTTGGAATAATAATTTACTTTTCCATCACTTCCTCAAACAGTTTCCTCGGGAGTATCTTGCCACAATCGATACACTGTTTCCTGCGTCCTGCATAATCTGTAACATCTTCTGTTCCTCCGATCGGTTCGCCGTCAAAATCAAACAGCAACGCCCTATGTACTCTTTCAATCTGGTAATACCCTCTGTTGGAACCACAAAACGGACATTTCTTTAATTCTTCCATGTTACTCACTCCAATCTAATCTCTGGCCGCACTTCTCACAATACTTCATTCTTTCTTTGCTTCTTCCAAACATACCAGTTGTACATAAATTACTATCACAATTCGGACATAAGTCATACGGTACTCCATCAACTCCAACAAATGGATGGAATACACCTTGGCTGTCTGTCACTCCGTATTTTTTCGGCTTCTTCGCCGTATCTCGCTCTTTCAGTTCCTGCATCTGCTCCAGCAGCTTTGCGCAATTGTTATATTGGTTCAATATATCGCACACAAACCGCCCCATCTTGCACTCTGCGCATTTATCTTCCAACTTCTCTCCGTTTAACTGATCTGGATATTTACACAGGTTGTCGCAGATATGCTCCATCATTTCCGTTGTGATCCCGTCCATCCATGTTTCTTCTGTTTTCGTCATTAGTCATTCCTCCTACACCTCATATCTTTGCAGAAATACAATTCCGTCCCTCTCTTTGTCTTTACATACTCAAAATCCCCGATAATTTCCCGTCCACAGGAAGAACAGATATGTACTTCATTTTTCTTCGGATTCTCTTTCTTTTTTTCATAACCTACTGTAAATACCTCCGCATTAATATCCGGTTTGGATTCGACATCGCCCTGTTGAGTCGGCAACTGGTCCGTACCCAGCCTTCGTGAAACTCCATGTAATTTGCAATGTTGCCGAAGATATCCTTAACCGAAGTTTCCTGCTTCTTTGACTCAGGCAGCATATCATTGTCTTTTAAAAAGTTTTTGAACGTTTCAATACTCGCATCTATTCCGCTCTCTCTGCTTATTGCTGCATAGATGTTCTGGATCGTAAGTCCGTTTTCGATCATGTACTTAATTTCTCCCTTGTACGGTTCGTATTGTTTTCTTTTATTTTCCATTTTTCTTAACCACATCCTCTTGTTTGCTATTACCCTCTTTTTCACTTCTTTTCCGGTAATATCCTCAAGCACTCTGCAGATATGTTCATCCGAGCATCCGAGCTTTACCATCTCTTCGATTTGGAACTGGTACGGATCAAGAAAGTGTGCTTGTCTACTCATTTTCCTCTCACCCTTTTCTTCCTCTTCCGCTTTGTACTGCCGTACATATATGCTGCCATGTTGCCCGGTTTGAATCCTGCAGACTGTTTTCTTTGGCTGCTAAAGCTGTATTTTCCTCTGTCCATGCTTACTCCCTTTCTAAACTCCACCATGCTTTCGAGTTCTTCCCATATCCGGTTGTCTGTATCTTTATTTTTAATTCGTTTCTCGCTTTCATGATGTCTGACCGTTTGATTCCCGCTGCATCTGACTCCATGAGCAGCTTCGCTCCGTCATATCGTCCGCCTGCCATTTTATCTTTTAACCATTCCACCGCCTTGTCATAATCGGTCTTAGATACCTCGTTGACCTTGTCCTTAATCTTTTCCAGTTGGACAGTGTTGGTGTTCAGCTTGTTCCAGATTTTCTCAAAATTCTCCTGCATGATTCTACGATTCTCTAAAATCTCATCTCTGATTACTGTAAGCGCCTGTGCCGCAGTCATCCCCTTCTTCTCCGGTTCTTTTACCAGACTTCCCGGCTCAAGTCCGAGAAGTAGACACATGGTCCTTTCAAAATCTTCTGTCTGTTCCGGGTTCTTCGCCATATTGCAGACAAAAGACTTGCTTCTCCCAAGTTCCGCCGAGAATTTCTCTTTCGTCTTGCCCTGCTTTTCTAGTTCCTTGCAGAGCAAAGCGTAATTTATTATCACTTTCTTTGGTTCCATAGTTCCTCCTTAATTTGAGTTCAACAGCTGCTCTTCCAGAGAGTCCATGTCGTATCCTCTGCGTTCGAAGTTGTTTAAGTTTCTGCTTACTGGCGGTTTTGCTGGCACTTTTTCCGTCTGCTCTTGGTTAAGATAAACATCGAAATTACTGCCGAACAGGGTTTTTGGTCTTAGATATATCCTCATATCCTTAATGCCGCGCTGTAATTCCTCTTTTGTCGGCTTTCTGCCCCACTCATTGTATTTTTTATCAATCACCGTCTTAAAATCATCCAGAGTGTATCCTTCATTGAATCTGGCTTTTATTTCCTTTTGGTTACTCTTAACATCCCATCTTAGTTTCTTGCCTGTCTTTTCATTCAGGTAAGAAATGATCTCTTTGTACGGGACATATATATTATTATCTTTTTCTTTATCTTCTTCTTTATCTATATCTGAAACAGCGACGTAAGACGTTCTTTCAGACGACTTGTCAGACGATTTTTCAATCAAAGCTCTCTGTTTGGCTCTTCTTTCCTCTTGGTACAGCCTGTCACGCTCCTTTTTTCGTTCATAAGCATCCAATGTCTGGTGCTTGTTCCAGTTCGGGATCGTGATTATTCCCTCCACTATCTCAATCATTTTGAATTGCTCAAACGCATTCAAAGCCAACTTTACAGTAGATTCATTCATTCTAAAGATTGTAGCCAGCATCTTGTCTGTGTAGGGAATCTTGTCATTCATCAGGAATACGCCACCGTTATTTTTCTTCCCGGCAAGACATAACAACTTGAACCAGACTGTTATAATTGCATAAGCATCTGGCAAACCCTCTATCAGCAATATCTTTTCATCATCAAAGATATCCGTTGCTATCTTTATCCACTTCACTTCTGCCATTACTCATCCTCCGCAATATAGACCACCACGCAAGGCTCATCAGAATACACTTTTTCGATTTCCATACTGGTCACCTGCTTATCATCCGTATATGCGACTCCATTCAGTCCATCCAAAATGATTTTTGCGATATTATCTAAGTCTGGCTTTTTATTTGGCATTATTTCGCCTTTTAAAGCTTTCTCCTTATTCTTCTTAGACCAGCTCTCTGGAATCGGAAATTTCGCTAAAATTCGGACTCTCAGAGGGATGTCCGTGTAAAGCACGCCTATACTCTGCTTGTAAATCCTTGCAACTTCCTTTTCGTACTTTTTATTTTCTGGTGGCGTATATGTAATGACTTTAAATCCGGCTCTGCGGAATCTCGGTCTTGCTTTTCCAACCGGTTTGCCCGGAATTGTAATTACCATTTATTCTCCTTTCTGCTCCCGGAATTACCGGGAGACAATGAATCTGGCTTACTTAAGGTATTTGTGACGTACTGTGCAGCCATGAACGGGTTACAATTTATAGCGAAAGGTTACCCTTTGCTAACATAGTGAAATTCTTGTCGGAACTGCTCTTCTGTTCCGTAGTGCTGCAAATAATACTCTTTGCAGCGTTTTCTTAAGTATCGGTCAACTTTTGATGCATTCTCCCCTGCCCTTGTTCCGTTTGGATGCAGGTCTGGTCTCAATGGAGCGATAAAACCATAATCCTCCGAAAGCTCAATTTCTTTCGATGTGTGGCTGAAAATGTGATGCCTCTCCACTCCGTAAGCTCCGGTGTACATGCAGTGATCCATATCTTCTGTAAATATGCTCCACAGCTTCTTTGGTCTGCCGGATGCTCTTTGATGACCTTTTTTCTTTTTCTTGCACTTTGGCTTAGGGAATGCCATGTCACTGTAATCAATGCTCATAGTTCAATTCCCCATTTCTGCTTAAGCTCTTCTTTTTCATCTGGGGTCAAAAGGTCTGCATCTGGTATTCCAACCTCTCTGCAATCTTCCAACACGCCTTTGATGAGTCTGCTCATTTCTTTTGTGTTATACTTGCTTGACCCTTTGTAGCATTGCAGAGTGTGTAATGTTTCAGTTCTCCCTTTTAGGTCTTTTACTTCCTGTGCTCCACGATCTATCACAATCCGGAACACTGACTGTGCCAGATAGATGTCTTTTTCCCGGAGCGGTATGTACTCAAAAGCACCGTGGGATTTTAATTCATTTAGGTACGCTTGCCACCTAGTGATGTCCAACTTTTCCGCTAATTTATCGAGTAACACCCACAAATAAGAGTTCGCGTCAAGGCTTCTCTTTGCTCTGTATGGCTTTATTTCAAGCGTTAATTTCTCATAATCTTTCAACTCATCATAGGCTTGTCGGAAGTCCTCTTCGGATTTGAATAGGATGGTGTGGCAATCTATCAAACGGCCTTTTAATTTTCCTGTGAATTTCATCAATCATCACCGTAAGTCCTTTTTATTGTGCTTAACATTGTTGCAGCTTCTGTCTCGGTAAGTGTCTGCTCAGTCCTATTGTTTTCTCTCAACCAGCGTTCAAGATTGATACCGTGAGATACGCATAGATTCTTGAGAGTCTTGATTTTCGCTTCAGACGCTCTGTTTTCCCCCGTTTCCGGTATTTGAGCATACATCTTGTTGTATTCCTCTTTAAGCCACAAATCGAACCCTAAGCCGGTATGTATTGCTACGCACTTCACAAACGCCCTGCACATGCTGTTCCAGACTCTTTGCTGACTCATAGAGTTGTCTTTTACAGGGTTTGCCCCATTCATCACAGGTGTTTGCATCTCGTACACTTGATCATCTATCACAACACGGATTCTGGTCTCGTAACATCTATTTTCAACTCCGTTTTTATCTTTAAACACCGCTTTTGTCATCCTTAGGCTACTTCCTGTTTCTGGGTCTGGAATCGGAGTAAAATAAACATTTTCAGCCCCATTTTTATGTAATAAATCAATGCACATTGCCCAGTTTAAATAGTCCATACCATCTCTTTTTTCGAGGTATGGTTTTACATCTACTTTCCTCATTTCTTCATAGCTTTTAAGCATAGGTTTCCTCGCTTTCTTCCTTTACCCAACTCCCGGAGTAAAACCATTCCACCAGCATTTCTTTAAATTCTTTTTGGTCATCTGGTGTTCCATGCAAGCATCTCTCCAGTGCATATTCAAACGCCTGGTCTTCTGTTACTACCGTGTCTTTCTCTGGTCCGATACCTACATACATCATTCGTCCTCCGTCTTGTCCACTGCCATTTCCAGCAATACCCCAACTAAAATAATTGCATCATCTAGTTGCTTATCTGTTGCAATACCGTCAAACAAATCGTAATCTCCATCAGTAACAAATCCGTTTTCTTGTGCGGTTAAAAATATTCTGCTACCGTAGTTCGAAAATTCAATGTTTACGTACGGATACCCATTCCTACCTTCTCCACGCTCTTGAATCTCAAGAATTAAGTCTAAAAGTTTATGTATTTTTTCTCTATCCATTGCTTATCCTCCTAAAATCTGTTAATATATTCTTGATTTTTTGTTAGAGTGCCTACGGCTCCCCAGCCTTTTGTAGGCGCTCATTTTTAATACCCAAACGCCAGATACCACGCCAGCATCACCAGGATAAACCCTATCATCATCGCACCAGCTCTGATCCAATAAGGCTTGTCCTTTGGTTCCGGCAGATCTACCGATACGGAGCGGATGTCCCAGCTGTTTAAAGTGTTTGGTTGCTGAGTGGTCTGGCAGTGGTAGGTTCCTTTAATGGTCACGGCTCCACCTCCTTTAATTTCACAGATTTCTTCCCACGCTCTTCCAATCTGACACGGTAGTTTGTAAGATATGAGATCGCGCCTTGTTTCTGGGTTTCGGTATCACCGTCTATCCTCTCTGTGGATTCCAGAGTTTGAATAAATCTCTCGATCTGCTTAACTGTCAACCTCTTCATCAGATCACCCCTGTCTGCAACTTCATTGCCCGCTCCGCGGCTCTCATTTCTTTCTGGATAAATTTCTCCAGTTCAGATGTCCGGTACATTATGGCACTGTGCTTGTTGGCTGGATTTAATAAAAACGCTACCTGCTGCCCCGGTGTATTCCAGACTCTTCTTAAAAACTCCGGCGGGTATCCCTGTTGGATGAGTTCCTTTCTACTCATGATTTCCTTTGGATAATTCATGTTAGTCCTCCAATTCTATAACCAGCGCGTTAATATTGGTTCTTATTGTTTTCACGTGTTTTTCCAAAAATTTTGGATCTTCTCCAGAAATACTTCCCGGAACATATATATTTGTTGCTGGCACCGCGCCTTTGTGATATACAACTTTCACGAGTACTTCTTCTCCAATTACATTTGCCAAGTCCGCCAACCTCAATCCAGATGGCTTGTCCGCCTTAATAGTTCCAACTTTGATATCGGACGGCTTATCGTCCTTACAAAAAACCCGAACATCCATATTTACTGTAAGTTCTGCGATATCATCTCTCTCTTTCTGTTCTAATTTGTATGATTTCACGCAGTTAAGTTTCTTGCCGTCTAAAAATAATCCATTGTCGATTTTTACGTTGCTAAACATTGTCTTTTTCCTCCTTATTTAAATTCTGACTGAAGTACTTCTATCTTCGGAATCAGTTCTTCCAGAGATCGACTTATCTTCTGATCATTTTTCTGCGAATCCATGTAGTAATCATGAATAGTTGAATACTGTCTTGACATATTCACAACTGAAAATGAAGAAAAAATAACAAAGACAACAAGTGTTACAAGCAGATAGAGGATCTTATGTTTTAGGCTATCTACTTCTGTTTTAAGTTCTTCTACCTCTTTTTTAAACGCATCAAACTCAATTTGATCCATTCTCTGCGATTGAGCATTGAACATCTTTCCTATACGCTTTTCCGCTTCTTGAACGGAATCCATTCCCGGTGTTCCCGGACTGCCACTCCAACACATTCTCTTTTTCCTCCTTTTCTCCTATGCAACTCCGTATTTAATAGCCAACTCTTTTACGATAGCCGTATATCCCTCAATCAGCTTCTTATCATCAGCGATCACATCCAGATAATTCAATTTGTCTCTTCTGGATTTGCAAACACCCTCATCTGCCATTCTTCTACGTTTGTTTGTGAGCCTCTGCTTCACATTCACTCCCATGCGTTTTTCTAACAACTGATAGGATTCCCCTCTTACATCTTGATAAGACTTGCTGTCTCCGCACTCCATACCGATTTTTCTCAAGATTCTTCCGGTATCTTCTCTCCATGACGTTGTATCGATTGCAACAACCTCACGGATGCTTTCGATCCGTTCTTCCACGTGCTCAAGCTTCTCTGCCTGACGCTTCTGCTCAATTTCCAAGTTAATCATGACCTGTAACTGCGGTGAGAGTTCTTGTGTGGCAAGAGATGCCGCTTTGTATTTCTTTTCTACCCGAATGAAATATCTGCGCACTTGCTTTCCTTTTTCGTTCCGCTCAAGCATTGCCATTTCTTTTGCAATATCTAGTTTGATGATATGGTCTTTCTTTGGCGCACCACCGGACACCGTAGGAATTTCTACGGTGGTAAAATCTGCATCTTCCTCCGCATCAATATCCGTTAAGCGGCGTTTTGACCATTCGCGATAAACGCTTGGTGCTCCCAGAACCTCATGCAGTTCTGATCCGTATACTACTTTTTCTCCTGTGCTTGCCTCGTATACTGGGACAAGTTCGTTTTCAATTACTTTTAATGCTTTCATTTGATCTCCTTTTGTACATTTCATTTAGTTCATTTTCAATTTTCATAAGACGCACTACGTTTACAACTTGCAGTATCGATGTTGCGATAACAATGATGCATCCGATTAATTCTAAATCGATCATAGCGTACTGTTCATCATTCTTTCGTAGAGTGCTTTATCCGCGTGATAGAGTACTCTATTCGCTTCTCTGTAAGTTAATTTTTTCTTGATGATAATTTCTGCGATTTCACAAACAATGATTTCATTTTCGATAGCGCAATCGCAATAATTATCTTTTATATATGGAATCTCATAGTTAGCTTCTTCAATTCGCTCTTTCTCTTGATTGCGTCTTTGCAATTCTCTTTCTGCGTTGTTCATTATGTTACCTCCTGTTTTCGTTGTTAATCATCCCAAGATTCTAGCGTTTGCACGATGCCTTTATGTCTTCACCGTTTAGATTTAAAGATGACAAACTTTTTTCTTAATGAGGAACAAAGCCCCTCATTCTTCTCTATAGCTTTTTTAATTTGGTAGACTTCTTCGCTTATTGCATGAAGTAAAGCTGTTTGATATTTAATTTCTTTTGCTATATACGATTCTGGATCTATACTTGCTATATTCCTTTCATTTTCTTTTGCCTTTTCAGCTTCTTCTCTTTCTCGTTTAGCAAATTCTACTATTGCTTCTTGTATATTCATCTTTCTTACCTCTTTCTTTGAATCTTTATTGTCATTTGTTTCCATATCTCCTATAATTTACTTACAGGCATCTGCCAATGCCGAGTATTTAGGAAAGGAGATCGACTATGGTACTTAAATCTTTTGACGAATTTAAAAAATCGTTAACACAAGAAGATATCGACTATATCAACGGCGTTAATGATGAGGATTATCCAACGCTTGAAACATCTCTTGGAGACCCTAATGCTTTTAACGAAATAGCCGGATTTATAGCTGGATTCAGTTTTAAAATGAACGTCCGTCTTCTTGAGTTGTATCACAAATGGCTTTCCGAACAGCTTGAGAAATAATCTTTCCATTAAGCACAATATCGGAACTGAGCTCCTTGCTTTTTTTAATAGCTTGGAGTTCTTTTTCATTAGGACATCCACAATATTGACAATATTTGTTTGAACTGTGTATTAAATTTTTGCACCGAGAGCAGCGAATAAAATTTTCGTGTTTTAATAAGTATTCGTTACGTTCTTCTTGTGTCATTGCTACTTCTCTACTGTCGGTGAGTAGCTGACCATTTTGTTCAAATACTGTTAAATTGTTCATTTTGTTCTCCTTTCATCATCCTGCTTTCTTTGTTTCTTTTAAAAATGCTGACGCAGCCATTGAAATAATTCCGTCAATCTTTCCTTGTGCTCTTTCTGGAAGTTTGTCCCAGTTCTCTGCAATCCTTTTAAAATCCTCCAATCTTTTCTCTTCCTGATTTCTTGTGATGTTTTCTAATGTTTCACTCATGTTCTCACCTCTTTCTTTTTGAATCTTTATTGTTATTTGTTTCTTTATCTCCTATAATTTGCTTACAGGCATCTGCCAATGCCAAGTAAACAGGAAAGGAGAATAGATATGAAGCTTAATAGTCTCAAAAGCGAATTTTTGAAATACATGGTAAAGTCTTACGCAAAAGATCATAAGCGTATATTTGCATTTGAATCTTTCAAGTCTCTTTATCCAGAACTTGATGACGATTTTATTTCTGATGCTTTGTTTGCACTGGATGAAGATGGGTTTGTCCATGTGTATAAAGCTGATGATATTGCTTACGAAACCACTTTACTTCCAAATGCCATCTGTTCTGTTGAAGAAGATACGCTTTTAAGAAAAGGCTACTCTTTTATCAAAGAGATACGATCATGGCTTTAATCAACTATTAACCAGTCATCTCTCATCAATTCATCTGCTGATGGTTGCCATCCAGATTTTGATGGATTGCTTCCATCAGCATTCATTACAATACAATTCCCGCACCCATTCGTTGGCTTGATTTTCGCTCCACCTTTAAATTCTGGCAATGTTATGTATTTGGATTTTTCCATTGATTTCTTTACCGCTTCTTGTATATTCATCTCTCTCACCTCGCTTTCGCTTGCTTGTTAAGCACATTATAACCATCTTTTTTGTGTTTGTCAATCATTTTTTTTATTTTATTTTGTGCTTTACAAGCATTTATTTCTGTGATATACTATTTTTAACCGAAAGGGGTGATAAAAATGAATATTGGCGAAAGAATCCGACATCTTAGAAAGAATGAGTTGAAAATGACTCAAGACGATTTTGCTTCTAAAATAGATATATCTCGTTCTAATATAGGAAATATAGAGATCGGAAGAATAGCTGTGACAGAAAGAATTATTTCTTCTATATGTAGAGAATTCTCTGTCAGCGAAGAATGGTTGAGAAACGGAACAGGGGAACCGTTTATACAGGTTGCACCTTATGAGAAAGCATATAACCGATTTGGTTATATAATGGAGAACTCTTCTCCATCAAAAAAAGCAGCTCTTTCCGTATTATTAGAACTGCTTTACAGTGTTCCTGATGAACAATGGGATATGATCATGGAACAATATAATGAAATTAAAAAGGAAAGCTAAACTGCTTTCCCGAAAATCCCTCGAACTAATTGATAGAGTCTGGATAACTGCTTATCATCCATTCTCTCAATTAGTTCGTGTAAGATTTTTTTGATTTCTTTTGTGTCCATGGCATGTACCCTCCTAGTGTTCATATTAGAACGCACGTTCGAAATTCCTTGATTTAATATTACTACATTATGTAATTTGATTCAATACTTTTCCGAACAATTGTTCTGTTGTTTTATTGGGCTTACATGATGTTCTGTTAAGTAAGTAATTGGAATGATATAATCGCTACGGCGTTTATATAGAGTAAAGTGGTGTTAATGTACGAAAAGGAGGATAAAATGGATCTATTTAAAAAAGAGGAAAAAGGAAAAGAAATATTGAATGGTGGAAAAACAGTAAAGCTCCGATTGAAGTCAAACGGAAAGTATACTGTTGAAGTAGACGATATCGCCGTAAAAGTTACGCAACGTGGTTTTATGAATGCAGTAAATAGAGGTTTTTCTGGTACAAAAACTTTTCCTTTCAGCAACATTACCGCAATCCAATTCAAAGAGCCAGGATTTACAACCGGATATTTGCAATTTATATTATCTGGAAGTTTAGAGACTAAACGTGGCGTTTCCGGCGCAGTACGTGATGAAAATTCGATTTTATTTACAAAAAAAGAGTTGGCTTTAATGTCGGAGCTGAAAGAATATGTAGAATGGAAAATTTTAAATAAACATCAGGCAAATACAGTTAATAGTAACAATTCTGAAGCAGATGAAATTTTGAAATTCAAGTCACTTCTTGATCAGGGAATAATTACAGAAGATGAGTTTGCGATTAAGAAAAAGCAAATACTTGGCTTATAAATAAATGATTTTTTTATTGACACGAGTAGTATGCTCACTATATAATAACTTAGCAATGGAAACCTTGAATCACGCCTATAGGGCATTATTATAAGTTCTAAGTTATTATGCGTAGACCTCGTAGCAATACGGGGTCTTTTACGTTATTAACCACCACGTTGATATCAACGGAATGGTAAAGAAAAACCGCCCCAGTGCTACCAACACTGAGGCGGTCTACATATCCGAAGATATGCGATTAAAATCCATGAATATTGTATCATCTTCGGTAGCAGCTTGCAAGCGGAACATTTGTTTTGCGCTGGCTGTTATTTTTATACTAAAATTTAAGGAGATGATAAAAATGGGAACTAAATACAAGCGCGGAAAAGACGGATATTTCCGCACAAAAGCATGGGATGGAACTTATAATACAGATGGAACGAAACACCGCCAAAATCTACAGACAACAAAGTCCAGTAAAGAGCTGGAGCGGATTGTACAGGAATTTAAAGCAAAGGTCGAGAACCGGCAGAACATCCGGAAGACGGACATTACATTCCGGGAATACGCAAAGAAATGGAAGGAAGTATACAAGCACTCCAAAGAGGGTAATACAAAGGCAATGTACAGCAATATAATAGACAAGCACTTTATCCTACTTGATGGAGTTAAAGTATCCGATATTGGCAGAATCCACCTGCAGCTCTTACTAAACAATGCAAACGGAAAGCCAAGGACACAAGAGCAGATCTACATGGCATTTAAACAGGTTTTGGGAAGTGCTATGGCGGACAAAATCTATCCGCCGGTACTATACGAGGAAATCTTTGCAAGCATCCAAAAACCTAAATATAAGGCGCCGGATAAACGCCCTCTGACGGAATCTGAGAAGAAAGCTGTCTTTGCCGCAGAGTACAAATACGACAGGGATCAGGTCTACACATATCTGATCTATGGCTGCGGAATGCGCAGAGAAGAGACACTGGCTCTTACGGTGTTTGACTTTAACTTTAAAAACAACACCATTACAGTCAACAAGGCTTTTGAATTTGCAACCGGTAACGGGCAGCCTACTCTAAAAGGTACTAAGAGCGATAATGGAGACCGTACTCTCCCGATACCAACAAAGATATTGCACATTGTGAAAAACTTTGTAGAATCCGCAAGAGCGCGTGGAAAAACTTATATTTTTACCATGCAAGGCGGAGAACCGATGTCTAAGAGCAGCTACGATAAAATGTGGGTGAGAATCCGCAAGGCGTTGCAAGAGCAATCGGAAGAACAGATCACCGGTCTTACATCACACGTATTCCGGCACAACTACTGCACCAACCTGTGTTACCAGATTCCGAAGATCTCGATCAAGAGGATTGCGCAGCTACTGGGGGATTCTGAAAAGATGGTAATAGAGGTTTACAATCACATAATCATGGAAAAAGAGGATGCTGATGGGGCAGTCAATGATGCCATGAATTTTTAGGACAAACATGGGACAAAAATGAGACATTAGACAGAAATGAGACATTTAGAATCGTTTAAAATCGTTTGAAATCGATTATAGAATTAAGACATAAAAAGAGCGGAAACCCTTGTAAATACTGGATTTCCGCCACTTTAAAGCAATGAGCGTGCGGGGATTCGAACCCCGGACAACTTGATTAAAAGTCAAAGATTC